CTCATCCACCTCCTGTTGCAACATGGCTGGTGGGATGTTGAGTGGGAACTCCACCCCATCGGCCACCACGATGTAACAGTTCGGGCCAAGGGCATCGAACTTGCCACGGAGGTCCTTGTCGGCATCTTTGAGTTTGTCGCCAAAGCCGGTCTTGGAGTACACCTCCCAGTAGCAGATCAGATCGTTGGTCTTGCCGCTCTTCTTGCGATGCTCATAGCCGCGGTCGGTTGCTTCCGAGCGGGAGGAGTAGCTCTCCAGATGGCCCTTTAGATCGTCTCGGCTCAAACCAAACTTCTCTGCCACTTCGTCTAGGGGCTGGGTACGTTTACGGGCACACCAACGGATGTCTTCAAATTCGTCGGCATCGGGATCCCAGACAAGGTTGTCAATGGTATCGAAGAAGCTGCCTGCCAGCTTAATCTTGCTTCCGGCGGGCTGCACAAGTTCGTGCCACCACACGCTGGCACCTTTGATGAAAGCCTCTTCAACTACCTTGCGGCTGTGCTTCTTGAGGTCTAGTTCATTGGGGGTGTAATTCAGATAGTCGCTAAGTAGCTTGCTCACAAGCTTGCGGCGTTCCATCGCCATGCGTTGCTGTTCTAGGCCCTGTTCGTAGGCTTGCATGCCAGGATCTGGCATCGGGATCATTTGGCCGTCTGGGCCGATCACAGGCTGGCCGTCTGGACCCATCTGTGGCACCGGAGGTTGCGGCATAATGCCAAGCAACTCTGGGCTTATAATGGGGTAGTCCTTGGCTGTAACAGTCCTAGCGGGGTTCCTGTGATGAATCACGCTGGTAAAGAGGCGGACGGCTTCCCAGACACGGTTGACTTGCATCCGAAAGGCTGGGGCATCGATGCCCTTGTTATATCCTCTTTCTCCGCGGGCATAAGCGTCCTGCCACATGAAGTTTGGATCGCCTGCAAAGAAGTTCATCGCTTCTTCGGCATCATCCGAGAAGGGCTTTTTGTGTTTCTCTGCCAGACGTATTTTGGAAATCCACCCTTTGGTGATCGGGCGCAGGACATTATCGTCTGGCATTATTGTCTCCTAGTAATCATTGCCTTACTTAGGGCGTTTGCCTTCCAATTCTGCCACGCGTTTCTCTAGAAAAGCTACCTTTTCCGAGAGAATAGCCGCTTTTGGATCACGGGGCTTATAGTCCCAGAAGCCGTAAGCCTTCCAATCCTTGAACTCTTCCACGCCGGGATCGGTCAGGTGATGGACCGAAGGCTTCTCTGTACCGCCGTAACCGGGGCAAACGGCCCACAGGGTAACAGTCCGGGCAGAGGCGGCAGACACTAGGGCGACTACTGGTGGGGCACCAACGTGGGCGTAGAAGTAAACCCAATCACCCAAGACCACAGGGGGCATATTAAAATTACTCATGGGAACCTTTCGGGAAAGGGAAACGGGTCACTATTTCTTACCGCCAAGGGGGCCTAAGATCACGCAATTATCGGCGTCTTGGCCCTGCCGCCTCTTCTTGTCGATGAGGTATTTCACCCACCACGGCTCGGGACCAAACACTTTCGGGGGTGCGTGATACTTAGGTTCGTAGGCACAGAGGTATTCTAGCGTCTGGACCGCATGCACGTCACCCCTAGTATATGGTTCGTCGGTAACAAATACTGCGCCATTGACCGTAGTAGTTTTCTTGCGGTAGCGTTTAAGCTCACGGAGGAGATTCGGGCAGGCTCCCTCTAGGATCTTTAACCTTGTTGTACCGTCGCCACGGACATGGAGTAACTGCCTGACAAGGGACGTGCGGGCCTGGATGTCATCACTACCGGGAGTGAACGTCGTGCCGGTCATCTGGCTTTTGACGTTGTACTTTCTTAGCTCTTCGGTATATAGCTCATGGGGGAGCCGGCCCGACCCTAAATCACGCAGGCTACCACCGTGCATGTCCATGATAAAAGAGCGAAACTGCTGGCCATAACACTTAGCGGAAAACTGTTCGCCCCAGATAAACGCGTTGCAGTTGCGAATGTAAAGCTCGTCATAGACTAACAGGAAGTCACCGCTGGGCGGGACCGCCGCAAAGAGCGAGGCCATGACGGCATGGCCGGGATCGATGGCGACATACCGGGTCCAGTTCTCGGGCACGCCTGTGTCGAAGCGTGGGTGCATGTGAATGCTAGTGTTGAAGGAAGGGTACATAAGCGTGGATTCGGTGGTGAACTCTCCCTCGGCACGCATGCGCAGTTCATCCACCCCCAATGCAGACCATCGCTCTATGTTCTTCCGCTTCTCGTCTGTATCAATGTGGTTGTTATCTAAAAACCGTAGCGTGAACTTTTTGATAATAGGGTTTTCTACGTTCTCTTCAACGGCTTTGTCTGCACGTTCGCACAGGCCCAGCAATGCATCATTCCGCGAGTGGGGCATTGCCGACCAAATAAAGCGGCCTTTACGATCTGCAAGGCGAGATAGCATTTCTCCCACAAAAGACTCATTATTTAAGTCCTCATCAATGTGGCAAAGGTCGCAAGAAAATCCTTGTGGCGCTTCGCCCTCTGACGAGAAACAGTTGATCGTCCAGCCATTAGTAAGGTGAACTTTGTTGAGATACCCTGCCGACTTTAAGATCCAAGAGTAGTCTTTAATAAGGCGTGGCGGTATAAGAGGTGGGGCGGGGCGTGCTTCTTTCGCACGGGCTTCGTCGGTTAACGGTCGGTAGGCCCGCCATTGTCTTGTCTCTAGGTCGCGGATAATCTTAAACGCCCCGGCTTTGAAGAGCATCGGGTGTACTACTAATCCTATGTGGGGCCAGTTCCTCCCGACAATCACAATAGTGCCGTCTGTTGCGGGGTACTTGCCGAAGGGATCTTGGCCGGTTGCAGCACGGGCAGTTTCAACAAACGCTGCGCAGCTTTTGCCCGAGCGGTTGCCGCCCAAAAGAATCCGCTCACTCACCATGCTACGGTGAAACTCTTCTTGCAGGGGCATGGGTTCGTAGAGCCGCAGGGCTTCTAATTTACGATCTGCAAGCTCGGCCTGGACCTCTTTGATCTGGGCGAAGGCATGCTGCGTAATCCCAAACTGGAGTGGATTAGCAGCGGGTACTGCTGGCGGGGGCGGGGGAACACGCGGATGTTTTACCGGGTCAGTCATTCTTCACGACAGGCGGGGGGAGAGCTTTGAGTGTCATCGCCATGTCGGTTAGCCGCACGCGTAGCTCATCCTCTAGCTCTTCCTCGGTCCAGCCCACTAGCGGTTTCTTGGCACCACCGATAGCCGTGTTGGCTTGTGTGAGGCGGACGATTGTATCTAGGAGCTTCGTACGAAACGCCCCACCTGGGGGGCTGTCATAATACTGCTTCATAAAGATATTGCTGAACCCACCCACCCCGCCGCAGTATTGCATCAGCTTTTCTAAAAGCTCTGATGAATGCGGGATGTTTGCGCCGCCGATCTGGGCCGCGGCCACAAAGATATCGACTGCCCCTTTTTCGATCTGGCCTAGCTTGTTGGCTCGGACTTTTGTACGGGTGCCTTTTTCGTGCTGGTTGCGGCAACGCTTACAACGCGCGTGGAGCCCATCCTTGGACTTATGAAAATACTGTGGCGTATTCTCAAATGTAATGCCGCATTGCTGACAGGCTTTACGATCCACGCGCGCTACTCCACACTGTGCCTTTGACTGTTACGGGTAGGAGCCCCGAAGCGTTTAAGGCTAATCGAACGCCAGGAAACACGCCGTAGTCATGGCCTGCCAGCAAATGCTTGGCTTTGGGGGCCCACGCTTTAATGTCCGCCATGACCGATGCAAATGTATGCTCGGCATCGATGTACACGATATCAAAGGAGTGGTCGGCAAACGTAGACGCTATGCCCGGAGACTCACCAACGGTGTGTAGAATACCCGTCCCGGCGACGTTGGCTTTAAACACATCGTACGGGGGCTCCGTCCCCGCGTACGCGCTAGTTCCGGCATCGGCGTGGTTGCCTTTCCAATGGTCGATGCAATGGACTGTGGCCCCTGCCTGCGACATGATTAAGGCAGAGCGGCCAGCCCATGAGCCAATTTCTGCAACGGTCGGGTAGTGGCCGTGATCCAGAAAGAAGTCGGTGATCAGCGCGCGGATAGCGGCTGCGTCTTCTTCGGGCAGGCCCATGCCAAGGGCATTGAACTCATTCGGTCGCTGAACTAGCGAAGGGTAGGTGGCCGCCGGGGCCTGTGGGTTGGCTAGGAGTTTTTGCTTTAGCAGGGGAGTCGAACGCAATGAGACAAGCTTTACATCTGGGTCATAGCTCGCCGTCCACGATGCCTTTAACTTTTCGCTGACGCCCTTGGCAGCAATGACCTGGGGCTTACCAACGCACTTAGGCTTCCAATGGCCAGCCCAAGCGTCCCAGTTACAGAACACTGGGTTGTAACCAAGCTTGTCGGCACCCACCAGAGACAGGTCGCGTGTCATCGTAACGTCTTCGGTCGATGCCTTTTCTGCGCAGAACTTATCTTTCCACTCATAGTAAAACCATGGCTTGGCAGCATCACTGGCAGGCTCGGTCAAAGCAAACGCACGCATGTCATACATGATCAGGCCCGTTGGCAAAGCAGCACACTCTTGGATACCCGCCAAACTAACAGCCGTGTTCCTATCAAACATCTCTAGCTGGAAGTCAGGGTTGGGATTTTCTGACTGCATGTTCTGCCACCGAAACACGTAGACGCATTCCATTGGTGGAGGTCCGCAGTAGGGAGCGCCGATAACGCAAGGGCCCTTGGGGTAGTGCTCTACCAAGAAATCAAAGGAGCTTTGAAAGAAAGGCTTGGCATCAATCTGCCCAGCGTTAATGTCTGGCTTCATGTCGCTATCGACCATGACCAGAATATCCACGCCGAATTCCCGTGCCATAAGGACGGCTCGGTTTCGGGTCATAGTGATGGGCGTGTCTGCGAGATTCCAGATACGCACATTCTCTACACGCTGGTCACGCGACAGTTCCGCCACCAAGGGAACCATCCATTCGCGGATATCGGGGACTTCTGAAGAGATGCCGCCATTTCCGCCATATGAAAACGTGCAGATGCCGACCGTAAATTTTTGTTGCATAGGGGCCTTTCGGGGGTTGGCCGTATTGTACGGGCGTACACTCGGCCCCACAAGGCTTGCTTGCGCGGCTTTAGCCGGTTGGCGTTGAAAGCTGCGCTCGTGCGCCATACTCTCTCCGCGCGTCTTCTATCGTTGGCGGGCGCCTAAACTGCCGTTTGTTGAGTTTATTATAATCGTTTTGTTCGTTGCGATAATCTTGCATCATAGAGCTTAACTGGCCTTGCAACTGCTGCGGCGTGGCGTCCCGCATGATGGACGCTCGGGACATAACCCCGCCGGGCATGATGTGCGGCACGTAGTCTTCGGCGTTGGGCGCGTCTGCGGAGTAGCTTGGCGCATTGTAGGTGCGGTTCTGTCCATTGGTTTGGTACTCAAACGATGCTGGCATTGGAAACATGGGCGGCGGGCTTGGGGCTGGCGGGGCTGCATAGCCGCGGTTGTTATTTGGCGCGGCTGGGGCTGGCGGGGCTGGCTTGTCCATGCTAGACGCGTACGCGCCGCCCGATGCGGGGGCCGCGGGAGCGCGGTACGCCGTGCCCGTAGGCGAGGGTTGTTTGGCCTGCGCTTGGCCGGTGCGAAACATTGTCTTGTTAGGCGGCGGGCTTGGGGCTGGCGGGGCTGCATAGCCGCGGTTGCTATTTGATACATCGGCTTGGGCCGCGGGGGCCGCTTGTGCAAACGCGTTGTTGTCAATCTCACCGCTAGACGCGTACGCCCCGCCCGATGCGGGGGCCGCCGCAGCGCGGTACGCTGTGCCCGTAGGCGAGGGTTGTTGGGCCTGCGATTGGCCAGTGCGAAACATTGTCGTTTTTGGGGGCGGCAGACGCACTCCGCTGCCGCTTGTGGTTTTCCAAGTACCGCCAAATGCTGTCATTATCTTGCACCTTGGCCCATGGCCTGTTTCATATTAAATTGCGGAGCCCCTAGGTTTCTTCCCATGGAGCCACTGTACCGAGCCTGCTGTTGGCCTAGGTTGTTAATGAGTGCATCGCGCCTCGCCATAGCGTCGGCTGGATTTGCGTATTGTTTCCCATCAACGCCTTTAGCCGTGAAGGTAAAGCCCTGCGGTCGCATGGACTCTCCTCCCGGATTCGCCATGTTGGCATTCATCGTCATGCCGCCGCTGGCATACGCTGGCCCCATTTTGTTTTTAGCCGGGTCCCACGTTGCGGTTGTAGACGATCCCGGCCCAGACAGATAGGAACTGCTGGGGCCCATTTGCATTTTGGGAATGACGTTTGGCTTTGGTGCCCTAGGTGGGTTTGGGTTATACGGTGCTGGTTCCGGCTCGGGGGTGGGCGTGTGTTGCGACCAAAGCGTGGAATTAGGCACATAGCCTTCGGGGCGCGTGTAGCGATCCGCAGTACGCATGGACGGCGCGGGGGGGCGCGGGCTTGCGCTTGGAGCAGGCGTGCGCCATTGAGCCTGCTGGAAGGAACGCGCATATTGGTCCGCAGGCGCAACTGGCGGCGCTTGCGGCTGGGCTGCCTGTTGAGGGTCATACTGCGGCGGGGCTGGCGCGCTCGTTTGCCCGCCTGATGCCCGCCACTTATCATAAAAGGTTGCCTCGGTTTGAGTACCAAAAGCAGTGCCGTCTTGCGCGCGGCCTATACTTTGCGCAAATGCGCTGTCGGTCGGAAGCCCAGGACGGCCAGCGGCCTCCCACGCTTTTCGGTTGCTGGCGCCCGCCTGATCCCACGGGGCAGAGTCGCGCGTGGGTGATGGAACGGGCTTGGAACCTGGGCCAAAGCTGGGAACACTTGGCGGGGTGGGTCGGCGCGGGTGTTCTGGAAAGTAACCGCTGGACTCGTCGCCAGGCAACGGCGTGACGCGATTCACTTCTCCACCGGGGCCGCCTGCCCTAATGTCCCAGCCGCCTGCTTGGTACTCGCTTGCAGGCGGTGGGGCGGGGCGTGCTTGGCCCGTGGCTGAACGCTGTGGAACCGGGGCAGGCGGGGCAGCCCTAGGAGTCGGCAGCACAGGCTTGTAGGCGGGCGTGGAGTTGGTTTTGTTATACATCCAGCCGCCGGGAGGAGTCTGAGGCGTGCTGGGCGGGAGCGGGCCAGACGGGAACGCATCGCCCCACCCTTGGCGAGGCTGTGGCCCAACTGATGGGTTAATAAACCCAGTTTTTTGCGGGCCGTAGGAAGGCTCGGGTAGCCTGCCAGTATAGTCTGGCTTTGGCTTTGTCTGGGCGGGGATATTTCTGCCCGTGGTTGCAGTGGTGTTAGGCGGCTGGGGGAAATTATCTGCGTTAGCCCCTGTCCCGTGGAGTCGGTTGTCGTTTGCGTTATGCGGGAGGTTGCTCCACTCGCCCATCCACCAAGGTGCATCTGCTGCTAACATTATCTGTCCACCTGTTTTTTAGTGATCCCAGAAGTGCCAGCGCCATCGACGCTGATCATGCGGAGTTTTACCAAGTCACTGGCGTCTACCTCGGGTTGCGACTCTTTGATGAGCTTACGCAGCCAATCTAGGTTTTGAATTGCCGGTGTATCCATAAGAAAAGCCGCTGGCCAGTGCCCTAGCCAGCGGCCCCCCGAAAAGCCCCAGATGGGCATTTTGAAATTAATACTTTGTCGAAACAAGACACAGCGGCGTACCCAGACCTGTCGTCAGCGTGGTCGCACTGGTGCTGCTAGCCGACATGGCATAGCCAATCACACCCAGACCAGCGTCACCTGCGGCGGTGCTAGCTGCGCTGAGCAAGCTGGGGCCGACACGACCGGCGGTGAGGCCAGTAGAAGCGGCGGCAGACACGGCGGCGATGCGGTTACCAGCGGCCAGTTCCGTTCCTGAGACAAGCCCAGCAACTTCCGTAGGACCATCAACCACAACCCAGAACACATCGTTGATGGCCACGCCCGCAGTGGGCAGGAACTCATCAACCACACCGACATGCTCGGCGTTCAGCACTGACGCGTAGCCGATCACCGTGCTAAGTCCGCCCAAGCCAGCAGCGGTTGCAAACACAACGACACGCTTAGGAGCCAATGCAATCGTGGCGACGTTACGCACGGCAACGCATGTCTTAATGCGGTTGCTGCGGATAGCGCCGGTGATTGGATTAACGTCAGGAAACTGCTTCACAACGCCAACCCAGCCCGTACCGTCAGTAAGTGACGAGACGCCCAAGGTCTGTCCAAGCGGCCATGGCGGATCAATCAAAAGACTCATAGTAAAATACCTCTTTGTAAAAAATGGATTAAGCCAAGGCCACAAGTTTAAAGAAATTTCTAGGACTTTTGCATTTAATGTTACCCAGCGTCGATACAACGTATCGATATTGCTGCGTAATTTCATCGTAAAAAGGTCCCTCGCTGTTCAGCAATTGGCCTTCCATGCACAACAACTCCATGTTCCCAATGGACAAGCCGTAACCTGTGTTAGCAGGCACACTCACCTCCGAAGAAACCTCCACGCCGTCCATTTCAAATACATCTGTAAAACCATAGCTGCGGAGTCCGTTAGCTCGGCTAACAATAACTCGCTCTTTGGCATCCAGCGTGTTTAGGAAATCAATGAACAGCCTGCGGTCCAGAAGGACCATGTCCACCTGATCTTCCTTGGTGTCGTTACGGCGGGTCTGATGAAGCGCCTCACGAAGAGCCTTGGTGCAATTGCTTGCCCAAGTTGCCGCACCGAAGTACGTCGAAGTGTAGTTGCAAATCACAGGAGAGTAGAAATCAAATTCTGGATCGGCAGTGCCGTTTGGCCAGACGCCACTCAACTGTGAACCACCATACGCACCAAGCGTCGTGGAGATTCCAGCATACGTGTCGGTTGGGTAACCGAAAGGATCTGTAGGATCTGCGGTACGCTGGGTTCCTAGGGTATTATGAATCGTACCGTTGGTGCCCAGAAAACTTTCGACGCCGTGGAATCTCAATTCATTTCCGGAAGCGTTGCCGTCGATTGTCCATTCCTTTGCAAGGTACTGTTCCATGCTCGTAAGCAGGCGGCTAGCCATCTTACCAGCGACGTTAACAAGGGCCTGGGCAGAACGGTTTTCCAGCATCTCTTTTTTATAGATGGCATCGGAAACTTGCGCGCCCCGATAATCCAACTCCGCCAACTTCCAGAGATTCTGGCGGCTGAAAGAACGCGGAGTTTCACCGTTGTTACCTGAGGGAGTATGATTTCTGTACTGAACGTCCCAGTCAAATCCGCGCCCCGACATGTTGGCTCGGATGTTACCGGCACCTTCCAAAGAAGCGAACACTTTGTACTTACGAAGTGATGCTACTTCTTCTTCCCGCAAATGGTTTACTATCGTTGTCGCTATACTTCGGGCCCAATCTGTCGCGCTACTCATAGTTACAATACTCCATCACTGGTTAATTGGCTTTTCAGCCGGTCCTCAAAACTCATCCGCGAGCGCGGTGCGCGCGGCTCTGTAGATCCTGCACTGCGGTTTGGCGTACGTGTTGCACGCTCCCGCATGAATTCCATGTTCGACGCTGCAACGGGGTCAGGGGCGGGTGCCTGCTGGGCCTGTTGGGCGGTAATGTACTGTTGCATCTGGGCAGATTGCTCGCCCATCTGCTGGTATCGCATATTCAACAGGTCGCGCTGTAACATCCCAGTAGCATATTTCCAGCGAGCATCTGGCGACTGAATGCCAAACTCTGATGCCTGTTTGATATAGACCTGGATGGCTTGGCCTTCTCGGGACACATTGCCTTGGCCGTCATAGAGCCAATCGGCGTTCTGTTGCTCCAAGGACTGTACGTAGTTCTGGCTTTTGTACTGTCCAAGGTGTTGCTGTACCATTTCCATGGCCTTTGACTGAGCGATTTGCTCAATGAAGGGCTGGAGAGTTTTCTCTGGATCGGTTACCAGCTTCCGAGCAAAATCAGAGGTGTAAGACTGATACTCTCGTAGAGCCTGCTGGGCTTCAAACGGAGCGTCTTGAGAAATAACCTCGCGGCCTGTTTGGGGGTCGCGGACGATATAAGACTTCCAGGTGTCTTTAACTTCCGGCGGGGCCCACCATTTCGCTGCTGGGGCAGGGGCAGAGGCCCTGGTGCGTTCTTCGGCCTGCGAGCGCTTCCAAGCCTCAAACTGCCCTTGATTCTTCAGATACTCTTGGGCGTAAGGGACTACGCTTTGGTACTGCTGGAGGGCGCGCTGGGATTCTTGGTAGCCAGTGTGGGAGCGGTAAAGGTTCTGTGCAATGCTTACATCGTCCTGCCCTTCAAAGTCGGGCAAGGAGCGAAAAGCATCGTAGACGTTAGAAGAAGCGGGCTCGGATTGTGTAGGCGCATTGCCTACGGGCTCACTATTGCCTATATCTTGCGACGGTACATCTGGGAGGATTTCTTCGGACATAATAGTAGTTTCCTTTCGGGGGAGGTTTCTACAGAATTAATGTCCGCTATCGTCAGTTTTGTTTCAGTGAGGCCCTCTATCGTCGCACCGGCCTGATCGGATGCGAGTAGTCATCCGGGCCGTAGGCAAGCGGTAGCGATGGCTGGGGCTTTTGAAATTGATACGAACGGTCGTTGGGTAATTCAAAAATTCGCCTTATTTGCACGGCCTGTGGATCTAAAACGTGCAGTTCATCCGCGTTTCCAATGCTGTTCCAGTTATTGACCCACTGCACGCCAGCCTTGCGGAGATCGGGCACTACGTTGTCGGCAGTTCCGTATCGATCAATTGCCGAATAGCCAACCTCATCTAGCAATCGGGCTATTTCGGACGAGTTATAATCTACGCCGGGGCCATTGACTGTGGCGTACACGATTCCGCGCCGCCCTGTGGCGTCAATCGGAAGCGGGCTAGATAGTCGTTCATGCGGCGCTCGGGCAAACGATATGCCCGCTGGCCGTTCGGCAAAGCCGCTGGCGAGGCTGTCTAGATTGCTAGATTCATGTGACACAATGTGCGTGCGCGGGCGGGCCATTTGACTAATTCGCTGAATGAGGTCATCAAGATATCCAGGCATTAGCTGTTTACCATTTGACTTTATCTGCCCAGTAGGCGGCAGACATCTTTCCTTTGGCAATGTTTGAGGCGTGCCGTGCTTTAAACGCTTCGTTGCGCGCAGAACCGTCCGGTGACCCCTGCACGCCTTGTTGCCCGAAGCGAATAAGCTTCTCTTCGCTGCCAGACTGGGCAAGAACCATGTGCGACTTGGTCGGATGGCTGGGCGTGCGGACGGGCTTATTGGGAATCAGCCGTCTTACGGCGTCACCGCTAGGATCTTTCATCGTTCGTCCTCGTCATAGGCTCGGCGGACTTCACCTGCGCCCGTAATCATCGCGGGTAGACCGTGATCCCCAGCCATGAGCAAGGCGGCCTGCCTGCCCAGACCGGAACGAGCCGCTTTCAGTGCAGACATGGTTGCCGAGAATGGATCGATCATGGTATCCATGCCCATTCCTAGCCAGCGCGCTGCTGTGGGATCGACGTTTTGCTTCCGCAGCATGGTTTCGCCAGAGGGCAGTAGGGATCTAATTTCATTTTCTGCTGCTTGCTGCGAGGCGGCGTTGACCCTTTGAGGGCGAAGAGTTGTCCAGGGCACTTGGCCGCGGGCATCATGGGCTTGGTCAGAGGCGTCTAGAATTGTGCCTGCCCCCGAATCAGTACCGCCAAAGGCTGCATCGTCTATGCCGCCGATGGGCAGTAGAAACGTATTGGCGGCCATAGCCATTTTCTTTGAGGCGTCTGGATACTGGACCACCGGCTCAATGCCGTTAAGCCTGCTGACCAGTTCGTCTGCCTTGTTGCCTAGGGCTTCGGCACCGTGGTACGCCATGGCCGGAAGGGAAGAGTACCAATTCACGGCGTTCGCCAACGGGCTGCCCGCAGACAAGACGCCGCGGTTGTAGTACGGCGAGTCTAGGGCCTCTAAGTCGGGGTGGTCGGCTCGGATTTTCTCCAGATACCGAGCCCGTTTGTTGTCGGCGGCGTATTCCTGTGCCCCTTTAACTGCGTACCCTAGGATGCCAGGGTGCTTGAACATGAGCGAAGCTGTACCGGGAAGCTCGCGGCGCGGTAAAGCGTTAACCTCGCTAGCCATCCTGCGAATTGCTTCTTCATCTGTCTCCAAGCGTCACCCCAATCGTCGTCAAACAAGTAATCGAACACGCCGTCCATATCACACGTATTCGGTTTTTCCGTTGGAGCTTATGCGGCGCGATCCACCCATCCCCGCGGCGTAGCGTGCGGCTCGTTGGGCTTGGTCTTCGGCGTACAATCGGCGTTCGGCGGCCTCTTGTTCCATCTTCAGTCTTTGGATCATGGCATCGTTTTGCAGCTTTGCCATTTCTAGTTGATGCTGGCGGGCAGCTTCCTCGCGGGATTGCACCACGCGCGAACGATTCTCTTGGTTTAGCGCCGACATAACGTCGCCGTGCTGCTGCTGCATCAACTGAAACTGACCGCCGGGAGCTAGCATGATGTGTTTCCTCTAAGAAATAGTGTCTACTCGGCGTGCGTTACGGATCGCCCGCCTCAATAATACCCTCCCGGCTAGCCGGATAAAGGGTAGCTTTCTGATAGCCGCCTCATCTTGTAGCCAGTTGGTCAGCGTCTCCATGCGTAGTTCGCAGATGTCGCAGCCCCATTCGTCCATCTGCTTGGCCCGAGCATTACAAGAGCAATGCGGCGTAGCCACAATGCCGATCCTCGCCAAGAGCTTCTTTAATTCTGTGCCGGGTCCACTCATGGTTGTGTCGTGCAGGGGCCGCTGGTGTTACACACCACATTTCCGCTGACAGTGCCTAGCTGGCTAGAGGTGCCGTTAAACGTGGCATTGCCAATGATACTGCCTTTGTGCTGCGAGTTGTCGTTGAAGACTTGGTTGCCGGTGATCGTGCCAGTGTTAATGGAATCTCCGTTAAAGGTGGCCGTGGCGGTAAAGTTTCCTGTGTTGGTAGATTGATTGGCAAACGTAGGGCTGCCGGTGAGCGGTCCAGAATTCGATGAGGTATTGGTAAACGCAGCTACCCCGCCGACTGTGCCGGTGTTGATTGCACTGCCCGTAAAGGTGGCGTTGCCCGTTACAGCCTTTGTGTTGCCAGCCACTAATCCGCCAACGGTCACATTAAACGACGCATTCTTAGACACGGTGCCAGCATTACTGCAATTTTCAAATGTCGCATCTCCGCTAACGGTTCCTTCGTTAGCCGTTGTAAACGCAGAGTTTGTACTGGTAAACGTGGCGTTGCCCGTAATGGTGCCATGATTAAAGCTGTCGGTTAAGTCAGCCGCGCCAAAAACGGTGGACACGCTTTTGTCAAAAACAAAGCTAGGGCCGCTAATTGTAAAGGTTGTTAGCTTTGCCGGGAAATTCAGCACGGCACCGCTTACGCCGCTTTGGATCTGGCTACTCTCTCCAAAGTATCCGCCAGAGCAAACAACATTGCCGGTGACATTGATGAAACCGGCGGTATGCGAAAGGCTTGCGCTGCCTGACATGAGGAGATCGCCGCTCACCACGCAGTTTTTGGCCAACCCATAACTGCCCGGCATGATTAGGTTTTGACCTATATCGCAACCTTCGATACTGGGTAGGTTAACGCTCACGGCTCCCGTTACGGTCGCGTTTTTGCCAATGGTTGCGTCTAGAGCGACAGAGTAGTCTTCCATGTCTAAGTTGCCAGTACACGACGCCTTGGTGGAGTTGGTTAAGTTTTCGACAAAACTAGCTTTGTCTCGCAGGGTAGCGTTGCCAGAAATGACGTTATTGTTTTGGCTAGAGTCCTCAAACACTGCATTGCCCACCACGGTTCCTTCGTTCGCGCTAGAGTCAATAAAGCTCGCCGGATCGGTAACGTACAGAAAGCCGCCCGTTGCACAGTCACCGTTTAAGAGAACCTTAGAAGATCCGCTGATCGTCGCCGTCACCGCCGCTAGTGAAATTCCAATGTTCCCCCCATCAGTCGTTAGAGCATAGACTTGGGGCATCGTGTCTAAGGAACACGACAGCACATCGCCCTTTATTACGATATCGTCATCAAAGGGTCCCGTTTTACCAGGGAGCGTCCCAGAAGGGGTGTTGCCGTCTACGTCTTTCCAGTTAAGCTGGTTGCTCCACTCTTTATCGGTACCGGCAGTAAACGTATGCCCTACGCCGTAGAGCGGCAGCTTCTCTCCACCAAAGGACAAGCCGCAAGACTTACACGGATCTGGCAGTGTGGTAGCGAGGGAGATGGTGTGTTCTGGGTAGCGATCTTCCTCGGTTGCGCAAAGGACGATGGTGGCGGTCCAGGTGTCGATGATCTCCTCTTTCTTGTCGCACGTAACCACTAGGTTGTAGGTGTTGGGCCCCAGGCTGGTGTACCAGAGCGGGGTCCACGTATCGGTCAGGTTGTTGAGCGTGCCGTGGCCGATCACGACGTTGGTATCCGCCGCCCCGCCGCCAGCGCCCTTAATCTGCCACTTCCCCACATTCACACAGTCGCAGCACTTACAAGGCATGGCACTCTCCTAGCACATTCTGGAATCTGGAATGGGGGTGTTTCGCATTTCGGGAAACGCGAAACATAGCTCACTGCCCTTGGATTTCCCTGCGATACTTGTCAGCAATAGCCTGCTGGTCGGCAACGCTTGTGCGCTGCCTGTTGGCCCGATCAAACCCAGTGCCCGGCTCGCTAAGTGCGTCAACAAGCTCCCAGTTGCTTGGCATCTCGCCAGTGCGTGCATGCACGGCCCGCTCAAAAAGGTCGATAGCGGCCAGTTCGTTTCTACCGTTCTCGCGCAACGCCTTGGCGACCCGAGGAAACATAGCGGCCTGCTGGCGTAGTGCCCGGATCTGATCTTCTGATGATGGCATGAAAGCCTCCTACTAAGTCAGTGGCTCGCAGCCACTCGGGTTAATGATCACTGCTGATATGTAACGCATTTGCAGTAGATTGCCCGCTAGGCAATTAACCCTAACAAACCTACCGGAGGAACCGGACCTTTGGCTGCACAAACGATTGCACTTGCCGCCATCTTCTGTAGAACGTCACAAGCTCTTCGGCCATAGGACTATTGCCCGTTGCTGGGGCTCACAGGTGCGTCTGACAGAGGACACAGTCGCAGACAAGGCGAAGCTAGCCCGCGTGACGCGCATGGCGTGAGAACCGCTGTAATGACCGCACAGAGTGCAGCCGTCATGTGGGGGCCGAAGGGTGGAAAAAAGCAGGAAGCAAAGGGAATATAGGGGTTGGGGGCCAGAAAGTGGAAAAACTCCGGGAGTGGGATTGACCTACACTGCCTGGAAAATTGGGGGGGCCTTGGCCTTCGCCTTCTCTGGCATGGTGGCGGATAGACATGGCGTAAGTCTAGTAGTCGCCTACACTTAGGCGGGTTAAACGGGTTGCCGATAAGCCCACCCAAGTCTAGGGTGGCCGATTCGGATTGTGTCGCAAGATACCAACTGTCCAGCCGGTTCGGGATGCATTGTCTCCCACAAGTATAGCTGATTCTATCATGCCATTGATTCCATCTGCCGATAGCGTTAGAGTTGTGCTGTGCCGGATGGATTGTCTGTCCGGCGTTTGTTTCTTTTACAGGGAGTCTATTCGATGAAATCTTATTCCATGATGCCCCGTCCTTTATACGCTCCATCCCGCAAGCCTATTCCCGTGGCTGAGCCAGTGTGGCAACCACAAGCTGACGTTGCGATGGAGCCAACGCCTCGCAGCGGGTTCCTCACAATGGCGGACCTGCTATTCTGGTTGGGTGTTGAGGCTGGCCCACACAGTCTGGCCAGTGTGCAAGCCACATTCCGCAGGAGCGCACGTCGGGCAAAAGTCTACGACGTACCAGAGGCGGTCGATGCCATGGTAGACCGACTGCTCGGGATGGATGAGCGGTCGAAGTTCAAGGACATCGACCACGCGATCCGCAGTGTCATCTCCTTTGCGAAGCGATGCGACTGGATTCTGCCTTGTGTCGCGTTTAAAAAGGCCACAAGGCCAAGTAAGAGTTTGAAGAAGTCAGTGGCCGACCCCCGGCTTCCAGCCGACCCGGCGTTGATTGTGGCGGCTTGTGAGAATCGTCCGGGGATGTTGGAGATTCTAGTGGGCATCGGGGCGGATACTCTCCCAACGGGCAAACTGGTCGACGTTAAAGGCGGCGATTCCTACTGCCGGTCCCACTATGGCCGTAGGCAAGGTCGTGCAGTGAAATACCCGGCCTGCACGGTTTGCGAGTAGTCTACGCTTCCCAACGCCCAGTGAGTCTACCCTAGGCTCACTGGGCGTTTCTATGCGCTTCCAACGCCCCACAATCGCCCGCAAGTCTACGGTAGGCTTGCGGGCGATTCTATGCGCTTGCAATGCCCTACCATCCGCCGCCACAAGCGTAAAAATTTTTATTTCACCCCGCCCTGGAGCGGGCCTGGCTTACCCCCCCCATTAGTGGGGGACAGACTTTCCTTACAATTTTGTAAGGTTTCTATTCGGCCACAATCGGCATACATCGCTTGGGTCTATAGGTGTCGATATCGTCACGACGGCGACGGCAACGCACCACCAACCGGAGCGGATAAAAATGGCATACAAAACAGCCACTATCGTCCAACCGGGGAAAAGTAACACAAAAATCGGCCACGGTTTGGAAAACTATCCAGACCTATCGATTTTTACGGTTTCCCTCGCGTCTTCCGATACTTCTGGACACAATCTGTGTCCTAAGGCAATGCGGCAGACAATGATCGACAAAATCCTAGCGGGTTATAAGTCGGTGGAAGTCGGAATGCAGGCAGTGAAGGACTACGCCATGGAGCGTGGACTTTCGCTGTGTACGCTTTCCTGCGTCACCAATCGATCCGGAAAGGGGGCAGCGGAATTCGTCCGTGAGCCCCGCAAGAATCTTTCACGATGGTACGTCGAAGATCGGCCATCTTTTAAGGCGGCGATGATCGCAGAATTCCAAGCCAAGATACGGCGTGGAGGCTCTGTTGCTTGTCGGCCTAACGTCGATTCTGACGTACCGTGGGAACGTACCGTGCCGGAGATGTTCAATCTGCCGATGACGTTTTGGGACTACACAAAAGTCTCCAAGCGTCTTGGAAAAACTCCAGCCAACTACCACCTAACATATTCGGTATCCGATGGCACGACGGCAGAGGATTGGAAAAACGTCCATGCCTCGGGTTGTAACATTGCCGTAGTGTTCAACACAATATGGCAACCGGGTGGCAAGGCTCAATACCACAAGTTTGGGGTATTGCCAACGTGGTTTACAGATCCGACCGGCAAACGCTGGCGGGTGGTGGACGGTGATAAGACAGATTTGAGGTTTACGGACCCCAAAAATGTCTGTGTCGGCTTACGGCTTAAAGGCCGCAAGTGGGAGAGGGCCATTGCAATATGGAGCGGATTCGCACGGGCGATTCCCACACGGTTACGAAAACTATTCAAGACTACACACCCTTCAAAGGCTATTGCAGCCTAGGAGTAAACTATGCCACGCATTTCAATCTGTCAGAATTTGGCCGATCAGCACAAGCCTGACTTCTCCGGGGAAAACTATAGCTATGACTTCTGCAAGTCATGCTATGCAAAAGTCGATGCGGCCGCACTGGCCGCTGAAGATGGAGTTGTAGATGACTTAGCAGATGCCATCGAAATGGATGCAGACCACTATCTGTACGCCGAAGAATGCGGCGACGATGCCGTGTTGTGTCACAAGTGCCGCAAGCCACTAACTGCGAGGGACGAATAATGAAAATGAAACCCGAACATTTACGGGTAACCAGCAAAGGAGACGAAGCAATATGACGTGAATCCGAGGCTATGCCACCACGAGCCTCACATAAAGGTGGCTCCCGGCGATCCTAGGTCGTTAGGGACTTAAATCAACTGGAGTTGTGACGGCACATACGCCGCAGTGTTTAGAAGCCTCTGGTTTAAGCCTAAAGGAATTGGTGCAAGCATGATTAAACTGACAGAATCTTGCAACGTGGGATACCTACCACCGGATGCAATGCGGGCGGCTAAAATCATCCGTACGTTTATGCGGCGGAATTGTCCGCATCCAACGTATGACGGCACATCCTTCTACAGTCCAGCGGAGTGGCGGGAGCGCGGAGAGTTGTACGGCTTGGAGTCAATCCTGATTGTGACGCATGATGGCGGCGATCTGCCGCGATTCTGCGATTGGGCAAGGCAGGACTACCCTGCCATGGAGCGGTTTTCCAAGCGGTTAACGGCTGCCAAGCTATACGTTGAACAGTGTACGTGTTGGTATTCTGCGATCTACCATCTACCTAGGAGTTGAGCCATGGAGTTTAACGTCAAGATCAAATGCGACAACGAAGCGTTTCATGGGGGGCCAGAGGAAGTTGTGCGCATGCTCCGTGGAATCGCCAACCGGGTTTCGGCGGCTGGCGAATTGAATGGGAATGTCTTGGACTACAACGGCAATTCTGTGGGTTCCTATGGGTTTGACTTAGACAAAAGGGGGAAGTGATGGTCATTGATATCTACATACGAGAAGGTGCGCAGTGCAAATATAAGTGTTCCACAATCCAAGCGCGGTCCTGCAAGCAGGCCAAGCAGCAATACTTAGATCGCTGGAACTTTGACGGGGCTATGCGAGTCGATCCTTCTAAGGTCCTGTGTTTGTACGCAAAAGGGTACAAAAATAGAAACCGTGCCCAATGATAATTGAAATAAAATGCTTCGATGGTGGCAGGGCCATCCTATTCGTAGGCGATGAGGCCGCTGCTTTGCGTGAGTGGGAAGATGGTTGCGAGCCTGATGAAATGGAGGATGATGACGATGCCTAGATACCCGAAGCCTGAGCCACCGATGACTGACAAGCAAGCGCATACCATTGTGTGTGCCTTGGCGGACTTAATCGGTGCAATGCAGGCGCACGTTGATCCACGGCTGGACCATGATTGGGCCGGTCATATGGAGAGCATCCGCGATCTTTCGGCTGCGTTTCCACAACTGGGCAGGGACTATGCCTGCATTATTGAACGGCTCACTGCAACCAGTTGGTATGCCGATAACATTACGCTGGGCGTACTGGCTGACGGCAACACAAAATAATCCGGGGCCATCCCTTTCACGGGTGGCAGGGTGAACTAACACCACGGCGCTAAACCCGTGGGCCATCCTGTCATGGGGTTGCCTCTCTGAATTAACAGCCGGATATCAAACCTGTCGGAATTGTAAGGAACGGGGCATACATCGCTCCAGTATAACAGTGTAACGATATCACCACAACGAAGGGGCAACACGATGCGTCTTAACCACCAACGCGACCGCCTGATTCAATGCACCGCAGAAGCCTGCCACGCCGTGACGCATATGCGTTCGGCCATCATCAACAAGATGAATTCCCCCTATGGGGATGGCAGCAAATCGAATATGGTCAACGCCGAGACTGATGTTCTGCCCAGACTAAACGAGATTCTCAACACACTGGTTGAATGTTTGGAGGAGATCAGCTTCGATCAGAACGGGTATCCCGTGCCACCTCCAAAGGCGGTGCGGATTTGGTGATGGGTTTTTACACAAAGGAGAATGCATCATGGCAAAACTGCCAGACGGGCTGACGCTAGAGATTGTGATGGAGTCAATGAACGGCGATGAGTACCCAGGTTTTTGCCTGAAGTGCGGCGAACAGGCGGACGGCGTTGAGCCAGATGCTCGCCGGTATGAATGCGAATCCTGCGGGGCCAATGCGGTGTATGGATCGGAAGAAATCGTAATGATGTTCGCCTAACAAAAGGAGGTGCAACGTGCTTGCACATATTGACGAGACAGAAGTACAGCAGTGCTTGGGGGAAGACCCCGGCGTGACTTGGACAGAACTAGGCGTGGAGGCCCTAGTGCGTGAGATGTTTAAGCGTGATGACCACCACGCTAGCCATGGCAACCCTCCGATGGTGTTAAATGTGACCGAACTACGTGGCGGCTGGGTTGAATATCACAACCTATTGCTTGCAGCAGCGGACGAATCCCCTGCCCATCCTGAGAATCCATATCGCCTCACACTTCCAACAGATGCTGACTGTTTAAGTTGGCTGCGTGAAAACCATCTGCGGGATGTGATTGTGTTTGAGGGCGGCGTGATGGTGAAAAACTGGAAAGGCAAGGGCAAGTATGATTGAAAGTAGAACGATGGAAGCACAACGCCTGCGGGATGGGGTGCTGAAGGAACTAGCAGAGTTAAAGACGCTGGGCCTGCGGGTAACAGACCGCTGCTTTAGCAATGTGCGGGAGTACAAGGACCTTAAAGGGCTCTTGCATATGTCAGTGACAGAAGCAACGGATTTTTTCCTAGACGTACAAGATGTTTAACACAGGGAGGTGGGTATGTATGCAGTCAGGAATCGACGGGGATATCTGGCGACGTTTGACTACAAGCCAGATGCGGATCAGTGGTGCAGGGATTACGTTTCCCTCCACGGGCACGGGGCATGGGTGGAAAGGACAGAAGCATGACAAACGCAGAGAAGTCGGTGCTGTTTTCGGATGCCGCCATGCGGGTCCAGACAGCACGGTTCAAAGGGATTCTTTGGAGGGCAGCATTCGTTGCAGCGTTGGCCGCTGATGCGGAAACTGCCAAGGCACAGGAGCCAAAACGATGAGCAGATTTGTGGGCCTTGCAAAGGGCAAGACGCAGTACATCTACGGGCATGATCGCGTGTTGGATTATTATTTTCTGTCGCGTGAGTTTGCCAACGGCAACTGGCGCAACTACGTTGGCCTTCTTAGCGACGTTGCTGGCACGGCTGACAACCTACTGCATTTCATGGACAAGCTGGGTGTTGCCATGCCAGATGCACACAGGCAGGACCTCATTGATGGCGCACCCCTGCGGGATATTGACAGCCCTATTGTGGAAAGGAGTGAAGCATGACGATTCAGCTAGACCATAGTTGCGACGTGTCGGTTAGCGGCGAGAGTGTCATTGTCAACGTGAAGGGGTTCGCTGTTTTGATTTGCAAGACAGACAGCGGTGTGCTTGTCGATGTGTACGCCAAGGGCCGTGAGTTTTGCGAGACGCTTGGCCGATGCCAAGTGTCAGATGCTTTAGCACAGAAGGAAAGGGATGAGGGGTTGTGATGCCTAAACCAAAAGAAGACGAAATGGCGTTGCGTTACCTGGCGTTGCGCCGAGTGGAGCGATCACCGCAGATGCGGCCACTGCGTAGCATCATCTTTACCTATTGGCCTAACTGGGAGGAGCATCTTCAGTGGGTGATCAAGGCTAGGGTTGCAGAGATTGTTTCGTGGGCCAAACAAATTCAAAGGGATTGTGAGGGGTGCGGCAATGAGTAGTTTTCATAAAACGAAGTTGGGCCGATTTGGCGAGAATCTAACAGCCGATATGGACGGTTATGTCCACACAACCATCGCCGGATGGATGTCCGCCAACGTCGATTTTGCTGGTGAGAGAATGACCCGCAAACAGCTACGGAACTGGGCGCGCGAGCAAGCAGCCGAGAGCCGCAAGCAGTTGGCTCAGGCCGAGGAGGGGCTCGCTGAGTGGAGGTCTGAGTAAGTGGCCTCCCGGCAACTTCGCCGGTGGGCAGAGGGGCTTAACTAGGAGACAGAAAAATGAACCCGATCACGATGAGGGACGTTGAGGATTTAAGTTTTTCCATGATGCCACAGGACCAAGGGCAAATTGTTGAAAATTCTTATGCCGTCGATTGGGAGAGGGGCATCCTGGTGCATCGGCGGTTGGATCGATCAGATATGGAGTTGACGTTTTTTCGTGCTGCTATCGATGAGGACAATGATCGTAATTTTGAACCGCAAAACGGAGTCCTCCCTGCAACTGACGGCGAATGGCTGCCGATGTGGCGTCTAGACGCTAGCGAATACCGCATAGCATTTCCGATGGAGTCTGGCGAATGGGATGTAGTCGACACATTTACTGCCGAGTCTGACGATGCCGCTAACGAATATGCGGAGGAAAACTACTCCGACAAAGAATGGTTCGTAATTAACTCAGAAGGCAAAAATATTAACGGCGGCGAGTGATCTGACGATTGCCCGCTGAGTGGCGGGCCTCTTGATTGATGCGATGCCCCTGGCTCGTTGCCGGGGGGAGAGCGTGGAAACCAGAGGAGGAGGAGGTGGACGATGAGTGAGATCAGGATCAGTACACTCCGCGAGGAGTCGTGGCTAGCGTCGTGTGTGTGCGATACCGTAGACGCGAGGACTGCGAGGGAGGTGTTCAGCCGTGCGGCAAGGCGCATAGGCTTTCAAGGCGGCTGCTTTCATGGGTGGTGGGGTGACATCATCTGGAATTGCCAAGGCAACACTGCGACGGCAGAAGGTGAGGGTGCAGAGGAAGCATTGGCCGCAGGAGCGGCAGAGGTTGAGGAGTGGGCGGCTGTGTCCTTAAAGTTGCAAGAGGAGGTGAGCGATGAGTAGTTTTACTGCGAGAATGGATGATATATGTTCTCGGTTTGGCGAGGTATCGTGGTGCGCAGAAGATGTGCAAGAGCTTCGGCCTGATTGGACTATCCGCGCGTGCAACATTTTCTTGGACGCAACGGAGGATCGGTTGCAACTAGACATGATCACGCAAGGCTGGCGTTGTTTAACCAGAGAGTTGGGAATGTACGAGCGGAGCGCAACAGTAGCCTCTAACACAAGGAGCCGTAAGGATGACACTGCCAGCTAAGATTTTAGCGCAGCGCGGCCAGCCCGAGAGACTGAGCGATTATCAGAATCATATTTTGCGAACGGCCATAGGTAATCTTTTCTGGGTGTTTCGTATGTGGCGGGATCACGACGAGTTAAGCCTTACGGATTGGAGGTTTCACCTAGACAACCTCGCTGAATTAGAGCAAGAATTTCCTGCCTTGGTTTCGTCAAAGTTTCCCAAGATTGCCAGCTTAAGAAAGGACCTACGCAAATATGAAGAAGAGCAACCAAACGGTTGAGGGTGAGTGGCACTACCGAAAGATCAATCCTACTGGGCCAGGATATGCGGCTGATCGACTCCAGGTCGGGCCAGATATCGATGGCTTGCCGGGAGTAGTCGGCAGTCTGGTGTTCCAGCACGGGAGCCGTGCCCCAGTGTGGATATGCGAATGGCAGCCCGACAATGGGCATGTGTTCGATGTGGTCGATGCACAAGGCAACCACACATTGACAGGGCCGGAGCAACTGACGAGGAATCACCGCAACGTATAGCCGTGTGGCATACATCGCTCGTGTATAACAGTGTGTCGGTATCATAACAAAGCGATAAAGCACATGAAGAATCTATACATCGACCGTGCATGGGAAGACCAATGCATCATACGCATCTGCCGGGAGATTCGTCAGCAGAGTCTGATCGATCTGTCTAACAGCGTGGCTATCCTGCAACTGAGCTACGAATACTCCGGACTCATGGCACAACTCATGGCGCATTACCTATCGTCTAAGGATGGGCCGATAGATATTGAACCAGTGAATATCCCGTACACAGCAGAGTTTGATCCTGTCTTGCACCCCGATCAGCTAGATCCCTACCACTCGCTGATCGTCATCGATAGCGGGTGCCTGAGTGGCAAGAACTTTCACAACATAGAGACCAAGCTATTGCACTATGGGTTTCCAAGGGCACGCTTGTTTTTTACTTGCATCGCCTGCGATCTGAACAGTATTTTCCGGCCAGACTTTTGCCCGATCTACTTCAATGGAGATGATCACATGGTGCATTTCTGGTGGGAGACAAACACTACTAGGTTTCAGCGGCACAACTAAACCCACACAGGAGGAGCAATGGACGCGCAAGAAACGAAAGGCTTTTTTGAAACACTGGCCGCACGCAGCGCTTTAGTCGATCTAATGGCAGTGCGGTTGGCGTGGGAGGCAGGGGCTATGGAGAACTACGATTGGCTAGAGCATCTCAAAAGCGTGGACGCTTTGGCCGCAGCGTTTCCATCCCTGCTTGCCGATTTTCAAGAGGGCATAAACGCAATGGAAGAAAGGATAATCAATGAAGAAGACCTGCGAGAATCTAGATGCAGTTGATGGGCCCGAGTGCGACAGGTGCGGAGCCTGTCACCCCGACATGGATGTCTACTGCCTGGAGGATGAAGACAACAACCCGTTAGAGTTTTTGTGTGTTGACTGTTTTGAAACTACCCCAGAATATGAGGCGATGTGCGATGAGTGAGCAACCGATCCGCGTGATACCAACTGTCCCAGCGAAGACTGAGAATGAACTGATGTGGGAAGCAAATGGGTTTTTTAAACTGCCCGATGATGGCGAAGAAGATTCCCTCACTGGAGGGCTTGCCTTTGCTAGTCCCGACAGCGATACTACCACAACGAAGCAGGCAAAGTTTACACAACAGGAGGTGAGCGATGAGTCTTAATTGGAACGTAGAGGACTGTGTTGGTCGTGAAGATTGGTCGGATCGTGACCATGCA